ATTCCGATTTAATTCAATAGCAGCCCTTAACGTTGACCCGCTTCCTGCGCAAGGGTCAATAACGACATCGCCCTCATCCGTGAAAATCTCAATCAGTCGTTTCAAAACTGGAATAGGCTTTTGCGTTGGGTGAATGACAGGATAACTGCTATCCTTTTCCCAAGGAAGATGATTTAAAATCATTAAACCATCATTGTTAAATTTTGGGAGTTTATCACGATATAAAACCGTTGCTTCTTCCGTCGCACCTACAATCTTCATATTCGCTTTTAATACTTGCGGACTTGATTTTTTTGTAAAATACAATGGATAAGCATTGTTAAAGCCGTGTTTTTTCCCGCACTGAATAACCATTTCTCGTTGTTGCCAACTATGAAACACAATCATGGCGGGCGCTTGCCCTTTTTGCTTCGGTTCTTTCTTTAACAGCCGTGCGCAAAAATCAAAGAAATTATTAATTTTAAAATCGTTATCTGTGTCAAAGAAAGATTTGCCTGCAAGTTTACTTTCTCCGTTCTTGTTATCGCCATCCTCGTACCAGCGAGGGTCGCTAGCATAAGCATTATTTCCAAGATTATAAGGAATATCAGCGATAATCAATTGAGCTCTAGGAATTTGATAGCGTTTGGCATTTTCGAAGTGGTCGTTGTACAACTCACATTTAATTTTAGCTTCCAACTGCCAGACCTCCTGCTAAGAATTTGTTGATAAAATACTGCTGCCCTTTGCCAGTCACTTTTGGCGTTTTGCTAATGGTGCTGTGTCCGTCTGAATGACTAATGCTAGTCTCTTTAATCTCAAACAGTCCTAACTCCATGCTTTTTTGCGTTGGCATATTCCAATCAGTACCACGACGACTAATCAAATAGCCGTTTTTGCGCAACCAAGCAAATAATCGTTTAGCGCCGATGTCATATCCGTTTTGTTTGATAAGTTTTGCGAGTTCACCCACTAAAATAGATGTATGACTAGCGCTAACAGCATCCGCAAAGATAACTTTTGGTTTCTGCTCTTCAAGCTGTGTTTCAAGCTTTAAAATGTTTTGGTTTGCATACAATAGAGCACGTTGCATGAGCTTTTCTGGACTGTTGAACTCTTTTTCAATCTGGATGAAATATTGACGGACTTCTTTGCCTTTCTCAGTACGTTGAATCATTGCTATTTCTTTTGCCATGTCTAATTTTAAAACGTGGTCTTTAAAGGTTGTTTCATTTTGTTGAGCTGTTAGTCTTTTTTGACTAATAGCTAGATAGTCTTGATTTTCGGCAAAGCCGTATTCTGTCATACGTTCAAACCATTTAGTATATTGAGTTTTAACTCCTAAAACTTGATGGAGTTGACGTCCTGAAACTATTGGTTCTTGATTGTCGTTTAAAGTTACATTAATTAATTCATTCATTCGCTTCACTCCTCCTTGAACACATCTTCAAACGCTCTGTTAATAGCTCTTAATTTAAACGGTTCATATGCTTTAAAATAATTACCGTGTTCGTCCACTTCACCTCTGACACCAGTCGCATACCTCAAAAACACAAGTTGTTTGCACGACGGACAATACACACGGCTTGAAATCGTGATAGGAACTTTTAAAATCTGGCAAAATCCACAATACGGACACATTAAATCTACTTTCACTTGTCTCATATCACACCTCTAAAATGGTAAGCCGTCTTCATCAATCATTGCTGGATTGCCATTGTGGCTAAAATCTGGATTGGCTTGTGTCGTTTGACCTTGGAAAAAGCTTGTTTGTTGTCCTTGATTTTGCCCAAAGTTGCCATTACTTGAATTTTGAAAGCCATTATTGGTATTTCTTGGCTGTGAATTTTGAAAATTCCCTCGATTTTGGAAATTGCCTTGTTGTTGTGAACGTTGATTATTTCCAAAATTGTCATTGTTACCGTTATTTTGATTTTGAGCTGGCGCATAACCGTTAATAGCAGTTACGACAACCCGTGCATATTTTTGTCCCTCGTGCTCGCCTTGACGATAATAACCAGAAATCGTTACCAGGTTATCAGCGTTATCGTATAAAACATGTCCAAGTTCACCATATGCAATCACTTTGATGTAGCCGTGCTTATATTTCCCGTCTTCGTCTTTACCATTCGCAAAACTCATGCTTGCTGTTGTATAGTCTTGCGTATGCTTATTGTACTCATTATTAAAATTGATATAACCTCTATTCGTCACTTCCATTTGCATCACCTTTTTTCTCTAAATTTAAATCTTTCACAAACAGCAATCCTAGTAGCATCCACCAAGCTGACTTAAAGTAGATGCTGATAAACACGCATGCTGCAACTGCTCCTAAATTATAGAGCGCCCACCCTAACCACATCATTGGACTTCTTCAACCTCCGTGATTTCTAGCTCATCTAATCCAAAACAATCTTCGATTTCAGAATACAACTTATGAAATTCAATAGCTGCTTGATATTTATTTTTAGCTTCGATTTCTGAACCAACATCCAAATTTGCAACTTTACCGCTAACATAATACTTTTTCATTGTTTTACCTCTTCTTTCAATTCTTGATATTTGATACCGTTCATATCTAGGAAATCTTTAAACATTTTGGCTTGCTTATTGCCATTCGGAAAAATCAATCGTAAATCATATACTAATGGTTTATTCTCAAATTCTGCCCCATTTTCGGCTTCGTTTTGTGTTTCAGGTATAATTACATCGCTTTCCAAAACTTCGCCAGTTTCAGCGTTATATGCCTTGATTTGAGCATTGGCATTTTCTTGCGCTAAACGTTCAATCTCTGCTTTACGTTCAGCTTCCGCTTTCGCTCGTGCTTCTTCTTGCTCTTTACGCAAGATAGCAGCATCTTTGTCGGCTTTCATGACTTTAAGAACATCAACCAGTGTCTTACCATCTTCAAGCGCTCTGATGTACATTTCTGGTAACAAGCCATATTCTTTCGCTTGCTCTTCGACGGTCTCTTTGCTTGCTTTAAATTCTTCAACAGCTTTAAATTCAGCTAAGACTAGATTGTCAATTTCATCAATTGTTGATTGTTTAAGTTCAAATTTGCCAGCTTTAAAATATTTCTTCAAGCTGTAATCGTTGTAGCTAGTTTCAAATGTTGACTTGTCTAACTGTGCCAACTCGCATTTTTCTTCAAAAGTAGCACGTACGACGTCGACTCTTAGTAGTCGTTCTTGTTCGTCAACTGCGTTGAGACCTTGTGTGATACTGTCGATCACTTCATCAAGCGGTTTGACAATCTTGTCATATTGCTTTTTGAATTCTTTGTAAGGCTCACTGATGACTGCGTTAATTTCCTTGCGTCGTGCTTCAAGCGCTTGTTTTAGCTTGTTCAAGCGTGTACGCTCTTCATAGTCTACTTTGTAAGTATCTGCGGTTACTTCATAATTTGAGTATTGAGCAACAATTGCGTTTAGTTGCTTTTCAATACTTTCATAATCAACGTCAATTTTTGCTGGTGTGAAATCAACATTGATTTCAGTTAGTGTGTTATTTGTTACATCTTTCATTGTTTAGCTCCTATAAGTCGTTAAAATTAGTTTGGTTTTGTTGTGGCATTAGTGATTTGATGTAGTTCACTACTTCGTTAAAAAATTCGCTAGGTACAGCGTGGAAATCATTGATATTGTAGTTTTGCATGATGCCATTCGCCACGTAATTCGGGTCTTGATTAGTCATCTGTGCAAGTTGATTGATGCCATTGTAAATTTGCTGAATCTGTGCATCATTAATGTACTGTGTTTGTTGATTTGCGTTTTGATTTTGCTCTTTATGATACTCATTACTATCAGCATCTTTAGCATCATCAATTAGAAATAGACCGTTTAGGGCATATTTTCTAGCATAACTTGATGCTCCTCCTGTGATTTGTGAGCCGTCCATTCCTTTTTTCTTTTCCTCTTCTCTGGCTCTTGCTTCAACTTTTATCATTTCAGAAGTGTTTACATCAACGAGTTTAAATGTCGCTACTAAGTAATAACGCTCTCCAACTTGTTCAATAACATCCTTTTCAAAAAACGCTGTGCAATCTTGTTCAGCAAGTAAAGGTTTCAGGGCGTTTTGAATATCTTCTGCATTTCTGTAATAATAACCTCCAAATTTATTAAACTGATTTTTAGGGACATTCAGTTTAGTTTGGATTTCTAGCAGCTTTTTATAAATTGTCACCTTTTCCATTCCTCGTCCTCCAACTGTTCATCTTTCCAACGGTCATAAGCTTCATCTTCGTCACCTTGAAATATTTCTTCGTGGTCTTCGTGAGTGCTTAGCCAATCATCATAATCAAAATCACCAAATAATCCATATTGCATCAATAGACCTTTCTAGCTTCTAGCAAGTAATAGCAAGTCTTAGCGCCGTAATCAATGCGAATGCTGTTTCCGCTCATTGACTTTCTAAAACGTGGTTCTGAAATAGCTGAATAAGCATATACATGATTTTTGAGCGCTTTAATCGCTTGGTGCATATCGTCATAAAAACCAAGATGAAACTTACGATAACCGTTGATAACATGTAATAACTCAATTTTCATCACTTTTCGTCCTCATCTGGAAATAATGTATTACCTACTGCCTCTGCTACATCTTTACCATCCAACACATCTTCAAGAACATACGAGAAAGCAAGCATCGCTAGAAAAAAGGGGATTTTTTCTTCTGGCTGTTCAATAATGCCAGCTTCGTCAAGGTTAAGCGCTAGCTTTGATGTTCCGTGCATAAACTCTTGTAGTTCTTCAATACGTTTCAAAGTTTTGTGTTGGTTTAAAATTGTTTCTTTTACGTTCATGGTTAGTCCTCCATTAGTGATTTTTTGAGTTCGTTAAGCTTCGCTTGTTCTTCCGCTGTTGCTTCGTGTTTGTAATCTTCATCTACCCAATCAGGTACGTTGCTTTTGGCTGGTTGCTGATTAGAATAAGTACGCTGTGCTTTTTTGACATCAAAATTGCGTTGTTCTTCGTCTTGTTGAACAATTGTCTTGATACCGTTTTGAGCCCAATTCTTAAGAATTGAATTGACATAGCCAAAATTACGTTTAGAATTGTCAGCCGCTCTGTCAATTGCTCGTTTAACCAATTCGGGAGATAAATTATCTATGTAGATATAATCGTTTAGCTTTTGCGATTGATAACCGTCAAGAACTCCAATTCTAGATTGATAGTATTCAAAAATATTAAAATCAGATTTTTTATCAGTAGCAGCAGATTGATTTTCTCTAGTATCTACTTCTGACTTTATATCTATATTTATATCTTTCTTTATTTCTTTCTCTTTCTCTATCTCTATCTCTGGTGGAGAAATCTCTGGAGATTTCTCCGACATTTGTCCGAGCTGTTTTGCCTTCTTATAATTAGCTCTTTTTCTGTCGGCATCAGAGCTTGATTTACCAACGAAATTTTGAATATTTGTCATGTATAACGCACCGTTGT